TGGCACAGTTGGAAGTTATGCGATTAATGCTACTAATGTTAACAATCCAGTATACCAAAAAGGCTATGATAATAGTTGGAACCTAATTGGAAGTAATGCATGGCAGAGTAAAACTCCTACTGTAACAGGTAATGCTCAAGCTACTGCACTTACTCTTACAAATAGTTTAACTATTAATGGTAACACATTCACTATTGCAAATACACAAGTAGCAAATCTTGTAGCCACAATTAATAGCAGCGGTTTGCCAGGCATTAGTGCTGCTCTTGTTAATGGATATTTTAATATTTTTGCAAATGCTAGGGCAGCAAGCACTGGTTATAATAATCCACCTGACGGAAGACTTAATATCACTAATTCTAGCGGTACTCCATTAACAAATCTTGGTATTGCTGGCGGCGTTTATGCTGTGCCTGCTTTACAACAAAGCGCACACTATAATAATCCAGCATGGAAATCAAGTGATGCAACACCACGTCCAAGTGGTAGTATTTGGGTTAAAACAACTGCTGTAAATGGTGGTGCTAATTGGACCATTTATCGTTGGAACAGTTCAACTCTTAATTGGGATCAAGTAGTAGCACCTGTTCTACAACGCAGACGTTCAGCTATTCCATATTATGATAACACTTTAGGTGGTCTTGGTATTACTAATGGTTCACTATTTGTGCATTTTGATATTCTTGCAAGTGCAACTGGCACCTATAAGATTCTACAATGGAATGGTAATGGTTTGCCGCTTACAGTAACAGGAACTGCTATTAGTCCAACATTTAATGCTGGTGATCAATATACAATTCGCACAACAATACCTGGCTCAAGTGCATGGACTAGCACTTATACAATTACTCTAAGTGGTACAACTGCTGCAAGTTTTGTAAGTGATTTATTAGCAGCAAATATTCCTTATATTAATGCACAACTAAGTTCAACCAATCAAATTCAATTGATTCAAACTAATGGCGGTGATATTAATATCCAGAATCTTACTGGCACTCCTATTACAACTGCAGGATTTACAACTTCAACGCCTAACGTATATGACGAGGCTGGTTCTGGCAGTTTGAGTCTTAGTTATTGGGGTCCAGCACAAAATCTATATCAAATTCCAACTGCTCCAGTCCAAGCCCCAACTGACGGAACACTTTGGTATTACTCAACTCCACTTGAAGTTGATGTCATGATTAACGATGGCACAGCATGGCGTGGTTATCAAAGTTCTGCACTAACAAAAGATAGTCGTGGTTATACTCTAACAATGACAGACCCACTCGGTCCAATTATTAGTAGTAGTGCTCCAACCAGTCAAACAGATGGGACTGCGCTAGTATATGGTGATTTATGGATTAATACAAGTAACCTTGAAAATTATCCACAAATCTATCGTTGGCAAAATTATCAAGGAACTAATCAGTGGGTGCAAATAAACACCAGTGACACTACAACTGAAAATGGTGTTCTATTTGCTGACGCTCGTTGGGATGGCGCTGGCACAGCAAATCCTGCGCTTGATGCAAAACCATCAATTGTTAGCTTGCTAACTAGTGACTATGTTGACTTGGATGCACCAAATCCACAACTTTATCCACGTGGTATCTTGCTGTTCAATACTCGTCGCAGCAGTTATAATGTTAAAAAGTACGTTGCAAGCAAGTTTAACAGCACTAACTATCCATTAATGTCACTACCAGCAGTAGCAGCTACTTGGCAAACTGTAAGTGGTAGCAATAGTAATGGTGTTCCATATATGGGACGCAAGGCGGTAAGAAACGTTGTAGTAAGCGCACTTAAGACAGCGGTTGATACTAATACAGTTCTACGTGAAGATCAAATTAACTTTAACTTGCTTGTTTGCCCTGGCTATCCAGAACTTACAAGTAACTTAATTTCACTTAATAATGATCGTCGTAACACAGGATTTGTGCTAGTTGATACTCCTATGGGTCTAGCAAGTGATACTACTAGCGTCAACAATTATGTAACAAATGCACTAGGTGCAAGTGATACTGGTGAAGATGGTCTTGTAACTAGCGATAGTTATACTGGAGTATTCTATCCAGGCGCAGCGTATACTAATGCTCTTGATGGCGTTGGTCAAGTTGTTGTTCCAATCACACACGCAATCCTACGCATGATTATTAAGAGTGACCAAGCAAGTGCACCATGGTTTGCACCAGCAGGTGCATTACGTGGTAAGATTGATAATGTTATTAAGATTGGTTATGTAGATCGTGTAACTGGTAAATTCTATAGTATTGGAACAAATCAAGGTCTGCGTGATCTTCTATATGCAAATAACGTCAATCCTGTTGCAGTATTCCCAACAGACGGTATTCTTAACTACGGAAATCATACTCGTCAAGCAAGTGCTACTGCTCTTGATCGTATTAATGTTGCACGTCTGATTAACTATCTACGTTATAATCTTGAACGTATTGCTAAGCCACTTGTATTTGAACCTAATGATACAATTACTCGTAATACAGCAACTAATGCTGTTAGTGGTTTGCTAAATGATATCAAGACTCAACGTGGTGTTTATGATTACCTAGTTGTATGTGATACTACAAATAATACACCTTCTACTATTGATAGAAACGAATTACATATTGATATTGCAATTGAACCTACTAAGGCAGTTGAGTTTATATATATTCCAGTTCGTATTCTTAACACAGGTGCTATTAGTGGAACAAACGCTAATCAAAGTGGTTTAAGTAACATTACACCAAGTGTAAGTTTATCAACTACAGCCACAAAATAATCTATAAAATAATCAAATAATCAAAAGCCGCCTTAACTGGCGGCTTTTTTGTTTTTACCCCCCTTTGAAAAGTGTTGGAATTGTTATAAATACTTTTATTAGGAGATACAGATGGCAGTTGCATCATTATTAAACATGACGGTTCCTGTTGCAAGTAATAGTGACCAAAGTGCTGGCAATCAAGGCGTTTTGATGCCCTTGCTCAAATACCGTTTTAGAGTAACTTTTATTAATTTTGGCGTTTCAAGTCCAACTACAGAGTTAACAAAACAAGTTATGAGTTTTGCTCGCCCAAACGTTAATTTCAACAGTATTGAAATTCCAATTTATAATAGCAGAATGTATTTGCAAGGCAAACCTGAATGGCAACCATTACAAGTTGAACTTCGTGATGATGCACAAGGTAACGTAAGATTGCTTATTGGCGAACAAATTCAAAAGCAATTTGACTTTGCTGAACAAGCAAGTGCAGTAAGTGGTATTGATTATAAATTTATTACACAATTTGAAGCACTTGACGGTGGAAATGGTGCAGCCAATCCAAACGTTCTTGAAACTTGGCAATTATACGGATGCTATATTCAAGAAGTAAATTATAATAACTTTGATTATAATGTAAATGACCCTGCAACAATTACTATGACTCTACGTTATGATAATGCTCTTGAAGTTCCAACAAATAGTGGTGTTGGCAAGGCAATTACTAGAACATTTGGGGCGTCAGTAACTGGCTAAAGGATAAACTATGGCTAGTTCATATGGTTTTTTAACCAGTTTACTTAATGGACTTACTGGAAATAATGGGCTGCATGATTATGCACATGCAGCCCAAGTCTTTAGAACTAATGGTTTTTCCAGAAGCCCAAAATACAAATATCTTTTTTATGTTAACTTTGTGATCAGCAAAGATGTGCCATCAAATATTGGTGCAAGTGAAATTGGTATGCTTGTTAAAAGTGTAGAACTTCCAAAATTTACTGTAGATGTAAAAGATTTGAACCAGTATAATAGACATACCTATATTCAAGACAGAATTAAGTATGAACCCGTAAGTATTAAATTTCATGATGATAATAACAACGGGTTGCGTCAATTGTGGGCAGACTACTACAACTATTATTTTGCTGATGGAACATATGATTATAATATCTATAACGTAGATGATCGTTATACATCACAAAATTATATAAGTGCTTGGGGATTAGATAATGGAAGTGATGTTCCATTTTTTGGTTCAATAGAAATCTATAGCATGTATGGTGGTCAAAGTAATAAGATTACACTTATGAATCCAGTTATTACAAGTTTTTCTCATGATACTCATGCTTATGACGAAGCATTAGGTATAATGGAAGCAACTATGCAAATCAGATATAATGGTGTAACCTATGAAGAAGGATTTGTTGCTGGAATACCAGGATTTAGTGAATCAAGTAGTTATGATAGCACATTTAGTCCTTTAAGTAACAATTTAGGCGGCGGTTATTATGTAAATCCTATAACTGGTCAATTAGAACAGCAAAATGCATCATTTTCTAATCGTAATGGTTATAATAATAGTCAAGGATACTATAGTCCTGAACAACAAGGTCAACAATTAAATCCTACAGTAGCACTTGGTTTAACTGCATTAGAAGTTGCTGCTATTAGTCAAAACGCAAAGAGTGTGCAGTCATCTGGTGGTATAATTACACCAACAGCAGATACCACTCATTCTACAGTTGCTGTTGCTGTGCCTCTTGTAGCACCTAGACCCCCAGATTTGAATAGTAGCACGGCACAAATAGATGGCGTTACCCAAAATAACACAAGCCCATATTTGTCAGGTAGTTGGCAAAATATATTATATAATCAACATTATACCACGGATAGAATTAATAGTGCAGAATCATACGTATCTTCAATTCCAACAAATCAATTGAAAAGTTTAACAGGTTTTAGTAATAATGTTACTTCCCAAGCATATATTGCACAACAATATATTGATAATCCTACATCATTATCTTCAACAAACATAGGCGCATCTGCTTCTGTAAATTATGGTCAACCAAATCAAGTTCCAAGTTCATTATCTTTTACTGACCCTACGACTCCGCCCAGTTCAACATATAGTGGAAATGATTGGCGCATTCAATTGCAAAATGAAAACTATAGCCAAAATGATATTGCGCTGGCTGCAACGCAAATATCAAAATTAAATATTGCGCCAGGTGTAAATCTTACAAATCTTGCTAAGAGTTATATACAAGCAAGCAAAACTAATACTCCAAATAATATAGTTTAATCTAAATATTTTTATGGCAAATACACCCACTACCCAAATTACAGATACCCAAGTTTTTTTTAATGGATATTTTAATCAACCATTACAAGTAAGTGATGCTGTTTGGCAACAAATCTATGGTTATTTTTATAATTTAACAAATAGTGCAGATGCTGCTAATGCGTTAGCGCAAAGCGTAATTTCATTAACTTATAATAATAATTTGAATCCACTAGATTTAATAAAACAGTTTCAACAGAATCCAAATAGCAATAGTGTAAAGACACTATTAATAAGTTTTTTTAATAGTATTAAGGGTTCTACTAGTAAATTAGGATACCAAAAACCATCTAGTGTTTCGCCAGTCGTTTCAAAAAATATTTTAGCATGAAGTTTAGTCAAGGCATTTTTACGCCCAAACATCCAGAAAAATATATTGGTCGCGGTAGCATAAGATATCGAAGTGGTTGGGAATTGCAATTTATGAATTTTCTTGATACACACCCTAGTATTAAGCAGTGGGCTAGTGAATCTATTAGTATTAAGTATGAAAATCCTATTGTCCAAAAAGTAAAAAGTTATGTACCTGATTTTTTTATAATTTATGAAGATGCAAGTGGAAATCGTAAAGGAGAATTGGTTGAGATTAAACCACATAAAGAAACTACATTAGAAGCCGCTGGTCGTAGTCAAAAAGCGCAAATTCAAGCCGTTGTCAATCAAGCCAAATGGAAAGCAGCAGCAGAATTTTGTAATAGAAATGGAATAAAATTTCGTGTAGTGACTGAACATGAAATGTTTGCAAATACAAAGAACAAAAAAAGATAAATTATTATATGACACAAAAACTTGCAGAATTATTTGATTTGCCAACATCTAGTAAAGAAATGGTTGAAGCACTTGATACGGCCAATCAATTAGAAGCTAGTTTGCCAGAGCAGCCAGAAGATGCTATGGATAAAGAGTTAGACGAATTAACTGAAAAAGCCGTAGAAAGTTTTGAAAATCTTCAAAGTTTGGGCATGAACGTTGAAGCTAGATTTTCTGCTCCAATATTTGAAGCAAGTGCAAAGATGTTAGCAACTGCTGTTACTGCAAAACTTGGTAAAGTTCAAAAGAAATTAAAACAAACAGAAATTGCACTAAAAGCAAAAAAATTGCAATATGATATCGATAAAGATAGCGGTAACCAAGAAAGTGAAATAGTATCTGCACAAGTATTTGATAGAAATGAACTTCTTAAAACTATAAGAAAACAATAAATATCATAAAGGTATTAACTATGAAGTCCTATATTCAGTATTTGACAGATAATGAAAAGAAGTATGGGTTCCGAGCAAAGATTGCAACGGAAATCACAAAAGAATCTATGGAAAAACTCCAAAAAGTTTTGGCTCGTTGGAATCTTGAAGCAATTAGCGAACCAAAAAGTTTGCCAGTAAGTGAAGATCATACAGGTTTTGGTCATCTAAAGGCAACTGAACTTAATATTATTGATATGGTTGTAAATTATCCTTGCACGCCAGCAGAAATGCAAGCAGCAATCCATGAAGCCACACAAATTCCGTTTAGCCACATTATGGTGATTACACCAAATCAAGAAATTCTTGCTGCACCAATTGCACCAGAAGCATTAGGTAAGGCAATTCTTGAAAAAAGTTATCCAGAACAAAAAGCACCTCAATTACTTGCAGACTTGGCTAATGCACTAAAAATTAAAACTATTGAACATCCATTTGCAGTAAAGCCAGAAGTTGGTAAAACTACAAATGATATTCCACAGTACAATACAAGTCCTGTTGGAACAAACAAGAATAAACTCCCAGAACGTGGAAGAACAGGAAGATAACCATGCAAATGATTGATGTATTAGCAAAACTAAAAGAAATTGAAAGCCGCAGTCCAGAAGAACTTGGTCGTGCTATTAATACCCTTAACAAATTTAACAGCACAGAAGTTCCTGTTCACAAAGTTGCAGAAACAAAAGTAACTGAAATGCCACAAAGCAACAATAGCAATTATATGGTTGATGTTCTTTCTAAACTTAAAGAAATTAGTGACCGCAGTCCTGAAGTTGCGCATGCTATTAATAATGCAAGTCGTATGGGAACAAATGTAGCAGAAGGTATTGAAATTAAAACTAGTGGTGATGATGCTATCTTAGCACAAATTCTTAAACTTGCTGGTATGGTCGGTGGTGTAAATTCACCTGATATGGCTGCTGCACATGGTGATGCGCCTATGGGTGGTGAAATTCCTCACGACCATGCTATGGTTCCAAGTGAGACTGCAAAACCATCATTCCCAAGTGTTGGTGCTAATCTTCCAAATATTA